GGCCCACGGTGCTTGCACCCACATGCAGGTTCCAATCTGCATGCGTTCCAATGAAAGGAGAGAATCTATGTCCGGAACTTATCTGGATCGGAAGCGAACGCGCTCTACCAAATACGAGAGATCTGAAGTCAGGGCCACGCTGAGTGGTTCTGATCAAGTCTCCTCGAAGGTACATACGCGGACTTCTGAGACAGTCCGGGACTATAGAACAGGCTGGAACTCTTCTCGCTGGCTGCTTCAGGATAGTAAAACTCCTGAGCTAGTCAAGCAAGCAATTAGAACTCAGGACTACGGATGCCCCTTTTGGGTGCATCGCGAAGGAAGAGAAACTAACACGTTTCTCAATCTGGACCTTAAAGGTACCGGAAATCCCACTCGCGTAACAGCGAAGGGTCCTGTTCTTCTAACTCTTGTTGATCCGGCCAAGCGCCCCACTTCGTGGGACCTTGACCTTGATATCGTTCGCGCCTTTGGCGCGGGTAGTATCGGGATCGCGAAATTTGCTCCAACGGCAGATGAGGTTGGATTAGCACAGCTGATCGGAGAACTCCGATCAGGTGATATCCCTCGTATGCCTGGCTCGATGCTTTCGGGCGCCCTTACTAAGGGTGAACGAATTCGAGCCAGTGCTGATGAGTACCTCAACTTCCAATTTGGCCTTGTCACGTCGGGCAGAGCCATCCACGACCTGGTCGTGGGTGTGCTTAACTCAAGGAAAGTTATTGAGCAGCTCTATCGTGACAATGGCCATACCGTCAGACGACGGGGCCTGGTTTCGAAAGATACTACGGGGACCATTGAAGACCTTTCGGTCCAGATGGATCCATCCCCGTATCTTTACGCTACATCGTCCGCTTCCACTCAAACTCGTCGTGTTGCAACTTCTGAACACATCGAGCGGTGGTTTAGCGGCCGTTTCCGATACCATATCGGGAACGAGGGAAGCGATTTCCTTAATCGCCTCTCCGCGTATGAGCGTGAAGCCCGTATCGCGTTAGGACTAAATTTAGGTCCTGGCACGTGGTGGGAACTTACGAAATTCTCATGGCTGGTCGACTACTTTATCGACGTGGGATCAGTACTTCGATCCCTCGAATTATTTAGTCGAGATGGTCTTGTGATGACGCACGGCTACGCAATGGTACACCACCGTAAGGAGGTTACCATCCCCTTCTGGCTACAGTTCTATAGAGAACCTGTCGGAAGGTGGGTAGAAAATACCTGGTTCATAGAGAACAAGGTCCGTGTTCAGGCACAACCTTTCGGGTTTGATGTAAACCTTGAAGGACTAACCGTCTTTCAGAATTCCATCCTCGCGGCTCTGGGCATAAGCCGTTTTCCGCGATCTCTCTTAAGATGAGAGTTATGATGAAACCCATCATAAACCAACCCCTATCACATTAAGGACGCCACTCATGGCATTTGCAGATCCCCAGTCCGTGACCCTCTCGGGCACGGCAACTTCGCTTCCTCGGACTAGTCCAGGGGAGCAGCAGTCGTACTACACGAGTGCTGACGGTCTCGTTTCTCTGCGCGCTTCGCACGCAGATAACGGGAAACGCCGCACTGACTCTCTCTCGCTCAAGCAGACCAAGCTGGCTGCTGACCCGTATGTTACGGGTCTGAACAAGGAAGAGTTCCAGCAGGTCACGATCTCGATCAATCGACCCAAGGGCGGTTTCTTTACCGTCACTGAGGCGAAGGCCTTGGCCGATGCCCTGCTGGCATACGCGACTGCTTCAACTGGGGCGAAGGTCACCTCCCTTCTGGGTGGTGAACACTAACCACAGGGTATGGCTGGTCATCGTTATTTTGATGACCAGCTATTACCTCTGCGGCGTGTGGTCCGTTAGGACCTTCATGCAATAACATGGTGGCAAGGACTCGAAACACCGAAAGGAATCGATGAAAAGCCCCATGCCCTTAATGCGGTGTCTGCTGAGCGAACTCGGCAGACGATGTGGTACAAGCACAGATCGTGACTGGGAAACAGTCCGATCTCGGGTCAATTTCGAAGGTATATCGTTTCTTACGATTACCCTCCCCGCTTACTGTAAGGACCTCGAAGAGGCTCTTGATGTAGGCAGGGTGCTTCCTACTCACTTCTTCGGTTTGAAGAGGCGAGGGAATCTCCCAGTATTTCTAGGTGGATTCTTGAAGCTCGTATTTGACTCTAGTGGTACTCTGTGTGACGATCCGAACATCACCGCAATTCATTCACTTCGCCAGTTTTTACTGGCGTGTGGCAAAATTGGATTGGAGTGCTCTGATGAGCGAACCAACGCGGCGTTCGAATCATACGTCACGACCGAACACGAATTACGCGCTGCAGACCGCCGTCGTAGCCCTGACTTTGTCATGGACTTTAGGCGTATGGCTCTACGCGTCTGGGGTGATCTCTTAGCCGAAGTAGACCGTAAGGTTTATAACGGGGAGATCCTCCCGAAGCATGGTCCCGGATCCACGGCAGATCGTCTATCTGGCAATGCCAAGTATACGAACCGCACGTGGACCGAGCGCCTCGAACGATCCTTTCCCTGGATCGAATGGGGCGCCGCGTCGTACAAACAGTACGATGAGGCCCAGTATCGTGTACGGTATTTAGCGGAGTGCGACGAAGTTCCCGTAAGGGTAATCGCCGTACCCAAGACGCTTAAAACACCTCGGATTATCGCTATCGAGCCAAGCTATGTTCAATACATGCAACAAGCTTTGTTCGAGACACTTACGAAGGAGATTCAACGTGATAAACTTGCGTCGTTTCTCATCGATTATGTCGACACCCAACACATCAACCAAAAGTTGGCGCGTCAGGGATCTAGGGATCAAACTTTGGCCACTTTGGACCTTAGTGAGGCATCCGATCGTGTTTCAAACCAGCTTGTTCGTGAGCTTCTGCACTACTTTCCTCATTTTAACGAGGCAGTAGATGCATGTCGCTCGCGAACTGCTAGTGTACAAGGCAAGACAATTAAACTTGCCAAGTTCGCGTCGATGGGCTCCGCCCTTACGTTCCCAATGGAAGCGTTGGTGTTTACAACACTGATCCTTCTGGCGATCGAACGTAAGAATGGGTACCCACTCTCCAAGAGAGAGATCAACTCTCTTAAGGGGAAAGTGCGAGTCTACGGAGATGACATAGTCATTCCAGTAGACTACGTACCATCTGTGATTGAGACACTTGAGGCCCAAGGCCTTAAAGTGAACTCACGCAAATCCTTCTGGACTGGAAAGTTCAGAGAGAGCTGCGGAGGTGACTTCTATGACGGACACGATGTCTCTGTGACACGTATTCGCCATATGATGCCCTCATCACGGACAGATGTGAGTGAGCTGGTTTCCGCCGTTGCACTTCGTAACAACCTCTTTGAGGCTGGTTATGAAGAGACGGTTGAGTTCTTAGATCGCTTGATTAAGGGTTTGATACCTTTCCCAAGTGTCCATAGGACCTCACCTGCTCTGGGTAAGTGGACTTTCGGCCAGTGTAACATCGGTCGAATGAATCCACACCTTCAGCGTCCTGAAGTTAAGGCGCTGAAGGTTAGTGCACGTCCGCCACGAAATTCAGTGGATGGATATGACGCTTTGCTCAAGATGTACCTGAAACGGTCTCAACAACCCTATCAGGATCCTATGCATCTAGTCAAATCTGG